AGCCCCCGCGGTTGACTGTGAGCAGCTAGTTGTGTCTCTTATCCAGATGTACATTGGAACTCCTGGCGACGAAGCCAACGAGCCTAGGCGCTGTAACGACCCACGGAGTGCCACTCTTCTTGTCTCTGTATCTCGAGCAGTGCCTGTAGCTCAGGCTAACGGAAACCCCCCAAACTCTGCAAACATTCAAAGCGCTACTGAAGTGTCTGCTTTAGACGCTTGGATTCTTATGGAAAGCGTTAGAGACTTTGACTCAAGTTGGAGCGGACTGCCAAGCGGGCTAGGTCTTGGAGTAATCGCAACTGTTGATGTTGACTCCCCCGAAGGTGGCTTTCAGACAACCCGTTTGACCATCACAATGGCTGTCCCATAATGGCAGATGTGAGACTGGTCTGGAGACAACCAGTAATTGACAACTATTTAAACTCTCCTGCTGGTCAAGTCGGACGATACCTAAAAGCACAGGGGCGTAAGGTTACAACCGCCGCAAGGGCCCAGGCTGGGGTAAAAACGGGGCAGTTACGTTCATCTATTCATATGCGTCATATGAGAGATTCCAGAGGTCAATATCTAAAAATTGGCTCTTCTGTAAAGTATGCCTACATGCATCACGAAGGCACTAAGCCTCATTTGATACTGCCTAACGGTCCGAACACCCAACTGAGGTTCTTTAGTAAGGGCGTAGTTGTTTTTGCCCCTCTCGTAAGGCATCCTGGAACAAAGCCAAATCGCTACCTATCAGACAACCTAAAGTTGATAAGATAGATAGTAGTAAGGACGCACTGCATTAGTTGTGCGTAAATGACATAGACAAGGAAGAAGTATGACGAATAGATTCAAGGACTTCGGTGCTGGCACAGCTGTCACAGACACTCCTGTTTCGTTTAAACTCCACGGAGAGGATTTTGAGTGCTACCCAGCTTTGCAGGGTAAAATGCTCCTCGACTTGGTGGCAAACTCAGACGAAAATGACGGAGCTGCAATAGCCAAAACTATTGACTCGTTTTTTAAAGCTGTCCTCGTAGAGGAAAGCTATACCCGTTTCGAGGTTCTCTTGAAGGACCCTACCCGCATAGTCTCCGTTGAGACGCTCGGTGAAATCACCTCATGGCTCGTAGAGGAGTATTCAAGCCGCCCTACGGCGGGGCCAGAGGACTTGTAGAGTGGGCAATTGACCTCTGGCCTTATATAAACGGAAAAGCCCTTGTGCAAGGCATAAACCTTAAAGAAATGGGACTGTCAGACATGTTAGATGTTATTCACTACTTCTTCGAAGAAGACTTAGTTGTCAGCTCCTCTGAACAAGCCGAAGCCAAAACACAAATACGTTCCGTTATGTATAGGGACCTGTATGGAACTACGTATAAGTACGGAGTCAATAATACAGGACAAAGCTATAATATGAGTGATGACACCCTTCCTTCGGATGGGTTGATGGGAAGCACCGACGAAGTGATTCCTGACCCAATGCAGCAAAAGCGTCCCACAAGGGCGTATACACCGACAACAGACTTTGATGCGGATAGTCCGCTTCCATTTGGGCGGGTCCTAGACCAGCCTGAAAGTCGTTAGAAGAAGGGGGTGAGAGCGTATGGCAGTAGTAGGTGATGCATATGTAGTAGTACGCGCTCTCACCGCTGGATTCAAAAAGCAAGTCGAACGTGACCTGAGCGGCATGGGCAGCATCGGGGATAGAGCTGGTAGGGACCTAGGAGACGGAGTAAACAAAGGTCTCAACAGAAACAAGATAGGCTCTGGATTAAGTGCAAATTTTCTTTCAGAGATTGAAGCAGCCCGAGTAAAGTTCCGTAACTTAAACATAGCCTCATTTGCTCTTGTTCCTGCAATTGGTGCAGTAGTCGGTATCATCGGTAGCCTCGTCAGCGGATTGGTTGTACTGGGTGCGGTTCTTGGAAACGTAGCCAGAGGCTCAATCGTATTCGTCGCGGCCTTAGGTAGCTTAGCTCAGGCTGCAATCGTGGCTAAAGTGGCCTTTAGAGGCGTAAGCGATGCCCTTTCAGCTGGCTTGAAGGCACAAAAAGCGGCGGCGGACAACAGTGATGCACAAGCGGCAGCCGCTAGGCGCCTCCGTGACGCCAGATTATCTCTTAAGAGGCTACTAGAAGAAGAAAAGCCTGAAGCCCTTGCAGCAGCACGTGAGAGGGCTGTCAGAGCCGAAGAAGCGGCTGCTGACGCATTGCTCGGGACCGAAAGAGCTACTAGAACTTATAATCAAGCACAAAAGAACTCTCTCAATGCTCTCGAGGACCTCAACGAGGCTCGTGATGACGCCAGAGAAAAGATACAGCAACTTCGTTTTGAGGTTGAGGGTGGTGCTATCTCAGAGAAAAAGGCTCGCCTTGCCTTTGAAAAGTCTCGCGACTCCTTGCAAAGAGTTCAGGACCTCCCACCGAACTCCAGAGCACGCCAAGAAGCAGAGCTTGCCTTTGCAGAAGCCGAGCTAAACCTCCGCAAGGCTATTGACAACAACTCAGACCTCAAAAAAGAATCAGAAGCATCTACGAAAGCTGGCGTTGAGGGGTCTAAGCAAGTTGTTAAGGCTAAAGAAGATATTGCACAGGCCCAGCAGGCCGAACTTGACTCTGGGCTTGCCGCTGCTAGGGCAATTAGAGATGCAAGCAGGGCCACGGAAGACGCCGCTAAGGCAGCAGCTGACGCTGGTGCTGGCGGAACCGTAGAGCGTGACTTAAACAGAAGAGTTGCTGCTGCTAGAGAGCAAGTTCAACTTGCTCAGCAGGCCGCGTCAAAAGCTGCTTCAGGCGGAATTGACGAGTATCGAAACGCACTAGAAAAGCTTTCACCAGAGGCTCAGAGCTTTGTTGAGTTCCTGATTGAGCAACAAAAAGCCTTTGATTCTCTCCGTGACGCTGCTGGACGACAGCTCTTTCCGAAGCTTGAAGAGTCTCTGACAATAATTATTGGGAAGTTCAAAGAACTAGAGCCTCTCTTCGAAGAAACAGGCGGCATTCTTGGGGACTTGGCTGTTACTTTTGCTAAGACATTTTTCCAAGGCGAGAACTTTGAAAGACTAAAAGCTGTTTGGTCTACTAACAATACCCTTCTAGGAAACCTTGGTCAAACAGTTATAAACCTCCTAGAAGGATTTTTAGTTCTTCTAGCTGCCGCAGAGCCGCTGATTACTACTTTCGGGGACTGGGCGCGGAACACCAGCGCAGCTTGGAAAGAAACTAAAAAATTAGAAGAGACCAATGGAACGCTAGCTAGGACTTTTGAAGGGGTTCAGACCAAAGTAACGCTTCTAAAAGACACTTTTGGGGCTTTAAAAGATGCTTTTGGGCTAATTGGAGAAGTTATCAATGCTCCAGGAGGGCCTGGAGAGCAGCTTCTTACATACTTTAAGACCTCAGCCGAATCTTTTAAAGCCTTTATTACCACGGGGGAAGACGACGGTTCTCTAAAAACCTTCTTTACAAACTCGGTCACAAACTTTACAAAAATCCTAGACGTAATTGGGAAAATAATAGGCGGATTCTTAACTCTTGGTGCCTCTCCTGGAGTTGGGCAATTTATAACGTCAATAGAAAAAGTCACTGACTCTTTTAATCTGATTGGCGATGAAATTGGAAAAGAAGACGGTGCTATCGCACAGTTGGGTATTTTCCTAGAAGAGTTCGCCCTACTAATAAAAAACTTAACAGACAGCGGTGCGATTCAGGCCTTTTTCTCAACCCTAACTGGCGCTCTACAAATTGTAAACGCTATTCTTTCAAACGAAATAGTCCAGAGTGTTCTAAAGTTTGTTGGATTCCTTTTTGGAATTGTAACAGCGGTTGGAAGAATAATCGCTGTGGTTAAATTCCTTGGCAAAGCGTTTCTAGGAAATCTTGCGCTAATTCTAGGTCCAAAAGGTTTTCTAGCACTGACAACATTTTTTAAGCTTCTCCCATTAAAACTTAAAATTATGTATATGAGTATTCTTCCTGGAGTTAAGGTGTTCTTCCTCACGAGGTTTTTACCTTTCCTAGCTACAGTGGCTGTTAATATTCTTAAATTCCTTGGCGGCCCTTGGGGTCTTCTCATCGGCGTGGTTGTGACATCCATCCTCTTTATTGTTAAGTACTGGGACGAGATTGTTGCCTTTTTCAAAGAGACAAGTGCAAAAATCGGTGAGTTTTTTGGCGAAGCATGGGCTTTTATAAAAGACGCTTTCTTTAATATCTGGCAGGCAATTTTAGATTACTGGAACAACACCGTTCTACCATTCTTTGCAAACCTTGGCAAAACCATAGGTGACAAAGCTAAAGCAGCCTTTGATTGGTTTTTAAATTTCTTTAAGGATGCTTGGCAGGGGTTCTTAAGCTTTTTCACCACCACCATCCCCAGCTGGTTTAAAAATCTAGGCAAGCTAATCTCAAACGCGGCTGGAAACATTTTTGCGTTCTTTAGTGACTTGTTTAAAGACGCCTTTAACGGGGTAAAAAACTACTTTAATAACACCCTCATCCCGTTCTTTAAAGACCTACCAGCTAAAATAGGAGCAGCTGCAGCAGGACTTTGGGATTGGCTCAAGGATAGTTTTAAGAGTGCTCTTAACTTCATAATCGATAAATGGAATAACTTTAGCCTAGACATCCGAATTCCTACGAACTTTATATCCAAAGCTCTAGGTGTTGCTGGCTTAGGATTTACGATTGACACTCCTAATATCCCCCGTTTGGCTGCTGGTGGCATAGTCCCTGCTACGCGAGGCGGGATGATGGCAGTTATCGGAGAAGGTGGCCGTTCAGAGCGAGTAGAGCCTCTTGATAAAGACGGGCTGTCTACCCGTGACAAAGCAATGATTAGGCTTTTATCTGGTGGCGCTGGTGGAGGCTCTACAATCAACGTTTACCCATCCGCAGGGATGAACGAGCGCGAGCTTGCCGAGCTTGTCTCTCGCAGGTTAGCTTTCGAGCTTAGGAGAGGCGCAGTCTAATGGTTTACACACAAGGACAAGAAAACTTTTCAGTAGACAGAGGGCTACAAGAGCTCTTTAGCCCAGATATTGGTCGCCTAAAGCTTGACGCAAATATTATCCTTGGGGACTTTATTCTCAACACCTTAGACTCTGAAGGAGTTGTTTGGGTAGTTACTGACATTCCAGGATGGTGGGAAGCACCTAGAGCAGATGTGCCAGACATTCCTAGAGGATTTGGTGATGGTTCGTATGAAGTACGAGGGCGCTACAACTCAAGGAGCTTTTCTATTCGAGGCTCTTTCTTAGTCCCAAAACCCTCTCTCGTTGAGGCTGCTCGTGACAGGCTTATTGCAGCTACTGCCAACTTAGCAAGAACTGGTGTTTGGTTTAAAACAGGCAGCGACCCAATTAGAGCAGCGTATGTAACGCTAAATGGCGACATCTC